ATCTCTATGTAGCGTGCGCCCGTTCCTTCCTCTTTATGCACCCCGGGTGGCACGCGGTTAAATCTGGCCGACTTGTGCCAGACTACGCTATACAGCCCTGCCGGTATGCGTCTATCTTTGCCCCTTGCGATGGTATCGGGTCCTGCGGATTCTAGCGTATAGCCCGTCATCAGCACGGTATTTACGCCTACTAGCTCAAATTTGCCGATAGTGCCGTCATTGATGTTCTTGTATCTACGTATGATCAGTTTCATTTTTTATCCTTTCTTTGAATTTCACTCTTTCTTTATGCTCGCCTTTTTTGCCGACGTTAAAGCTCTCTACCGGGCGATGGTAACCCATCACCCTCGTATAAACGATGCAGCGCGTGCGCTTTGCTTGCAAATTTTGCAGTATCTCTTCATCGCTCATTTTAGCTCCTCTTCGTATTTGCTTTCGCTCTTTGCACAGCCGCCCTCTGCGCCTAGGCTTTCTATCTTCTTGTTTGCGGCTTTGTCGATCTTCCTGCGCACCCAACCTCCGCCCATAAATGCTACAATGCCCCCGACGCCTAGCGAAAATTCAATATCGTGTATAAGAAATTTTATGATCGAGAACGTTGCCCCGCAAAGAAACGCTGCCGTAAGAGTGGCGGCGAGAAACGCCCATTTCGTGCGATGTTTTCTTGGTTTTCCGTCGTCGTCGAGCAGCCCCAAGGCCCCGCCGATGAGCCCTACCAGCAATACCCAAAGTAAGTACCAGTACTCTTTGTCGATCCAGCTCATCCCATCACCGCCCCGAAAATCAAGGCGAGCAGGACCGATAGAACTATCTCGAGTATCCTTTTTTTGCTAAGCCTAAAACCCATAATCTTTCTAATCACTAGCTCGCTCATTGTGGCTCCTTGCCCGCGCACAGCAAAAGCAGTCTTTCGACCTCTTCGTGATATGCCGCTACCTTTCCGGCAGTCGACGGGTTTGTTTTGTCAAAGCTAGGCTTTGGCGGTAGATCCACGTCGCAGCGCACGGGTTTGTCCACATCTTGGTACTGGGTGCGGGCTATGATCCGTGGCTCAGTGCCAGCGCAGCCGCAAAGCATGATTGCCGCGGCGCAGACGGCCGCAAATTTGACTATTTTCCCCGCTGTTTTCATTTTCCTAGCCCCCTAAATAGCCTTTCGTAGTATCCCAGCTTCTTTTCGCATCCGCTGTCTTTTGGCGGAGGCTCCATGCTCTCGTATTTGGCTTGTATCTCTTTTCTTAGCCCCGCTTGGCTTTGGCGGATCTTTTTCATATCTAGAGCTATACTCTCGATAGCCTCGTTTTGAGCGGAGATCTTGGAGTTGCACTCAGAGAGGTTTGCCGCATAAATTTGGCTTTCCGCCTCTTTGAGAGCTAGCTTCGTTTTCTCTTTTTCCAGCTTGTCTTTAGCGTCTTGCGTTTCGGCTTTTGCGCTATTTAGCGCGCCGTTAAGCCGCCATATCTCAATCCCTGCGCCGCCTAGAGCTATCAGCATAGCGACGCCAATGGATATTAGAAATTTGATATTTAAAAAGCCCATTTTACGCTCCTTTTAACAGTTTTATTGCGGCGGTTATGATTAGGATGGCCGCCGCGATAACCACGAATTTCTTTGTTGACGCATTCATTCTTTGACCTTTCTCATGGGGTGAAGCGCCCAAACAGTCTTTAAGACCTTTTTATCCTCGCTCTGGGTGTATTCGCTCCAGTTTGCCTCGTTTGCGCCGGCTATATCCATGAGCTTCCAGCCGACGTAAATGCGGATATAAAACCGTTTGCACCAGCGGATCGTGCGGTAGTAGCCGAAACGCTCGCGTCCGTCTTTGAGACGACACTCTACCTTGCACCACGAGCTTGCTTTGCCGCCGCTTGACGTGACGGACGGATCTCCGAACGTTTTGATGGAGGTAGGGTCTATTTGGCTTGTTTTGACGCCGAGGTATTTGACGCAAAAATAGCCTATTCTATTGCGCAGTAGCCAGCAAAGGCGGGCGAAATATGTGCGGTTTTTAGGGGGCGGGAAGTGATCGCGTCTCCATCCGCCATCGCCGTTAATCGCTGCGCTTTGTCCGTCGTAGTGGTCATCCGCATCCTCAAACCAGCGAAAACATCGCGGCAGATGATCGTCGCTCTCTTTGGCGAATAGAAGCGCGATCGGCACTACGAAAAATGCAAGTATCTCAAGCGGAAGCTCGATGATGAAATTTTTGGCTACTTGTAGCCATTGTTTTAGGGTGGGTTTCATCGGCTACTCCTCGTTACTAAAAATTTCATACGGCAATATGGCCTCATAAAAGGTCCGCGGCTTGCCGCCGGCAGGCAACCGCGTCACGTACGCTATCCGTACGCCTTGCTCGGTTTCTTCTGCGCATAGTACGCCCACTGGGAGCCTCACGATTTTACCTTTTCCGGTAATATCGTACATGCGCGTATAGGTTTGGTCTGCGCCGATATAAACATTGATTAAAAATCTAGTTCTCTGAGCTAGAAATAGTTTTTCATTTCCTTGCGGCATTATCGGTATAGGTAGTCGCTCTTTGTTTTTGTATAGAGCATAGCCATATACGCTGCCATCCTCAAATATCTCTAGATAGTATAGATCATCGTCTTTCTTATAATATTTGGTCCTTCTGTCGTAGTACTGAGCATCGGCGGCAACGAGCTTAATATACGAATCATGATAAGGAACCTGAGATATGTCTATAGGCCTTTTTGAAGCATTGTCACCCTCGACTACGATTTTGTAGGCTTTGATTGTTTTTGCCGAATCATTCATTTCGATTAAGTAGTCCTGCATTATTACTGCCGTACTATACGCGTAGTCAAGGTTTATGTAATTGCCTCCGTTTGTTCCTTTGATTTTCAGCCCGGACGAGTGCCTTGTGACGGCGAATTTTGGATCTATAAAATACATTTTTTCCATTTGATAAAGACTGCCGCCCTGCATACTGCCATATGTTTCGACCCACTCCTCGGTTTTTGCGTTGTATACAAAAAATGTTGAAGATCTGTCAAAATAAAGCAGATCTCCGATTTTATATAAAAATGAAACTTCGGCGCTTGGGTGTGGGGCGAGATATTGATGTCTTTTTAATATATTCTTGCCGTTTGGATTTTTTATTTCGTCCGATATGATGGCTTTGTCTGGTCCCATTGTGTCTATATAAAAATATTTTCCGTTATCTACGGATAAAACAGGCTTACCCTCTCGCACAAAAGAGCGGTACGAATTGCTCGTATCGTCTATTTTTACGGCTACGCCGACTGCCGTGACGTCTTGCAAGAAATTAACCATAAAATCGAGCTTGCTTTGTTTTTTGACGATTTTCGTCTTAAATTCGTTGAATTTCTCGATAGATAAATAGGCCGTATCGTGGTTGTGGTCTGTCTTTGAAAAATCGCTATCGATCTTTTTGCTCGAGTAGGTCAAATTCGTGCGCACTTTCGAATCGTCGATGAAGCCTGTCGCAACTATTTTCTTCATCTCTTCAAGCGCATTTGCCGAATCTTGCAGCCCCTCTTTTACGGACGTTACCACCTGCTCGCTTTGTTTTGCGGAGGCTGCGGCGCTTACGGCGATCTCTTTTGCCGCTACTGCTTCGTTTGCGCTACTTATTGCGGTATTGCTGGCGTTGTTTGCCGTTTGCGCAGAGTCTGCGGCAGAGTCTGCGCTAGATTGAGCAGCGGTTTTTAGCGACGCCGCACTACTTAAATTCTCTTCCAGCTCTGCCGCCACTTCATTGGTCTCTGTAACGAATTTGGGTAACGCGCCTACGAACACGTCGGCTCGGTCGTCGAAATTTTGAGGCTCGGCCGTGGTAGGCGGCTGTGGCAACTTAGTTATTTGTTTCATTTTCTCTCCTTTAAATTTAGATTATTCCCTCTACGTTGATAGAGAGCGAGCTATACTGCTCGCCCGTGATCTTGATACGAAAGTCATTGAGAAACCCAAAGACTAGCAGGCTCTTGAAGCCTTTGTCTTTCTCGTCTCCTATAAAGGTCGTAAGCTCTCCGCATAGGTTTTTGAGCGTATCTCTCGTGCGGTCTATCTGCGGGGTGGGCAGCACCACCGCAAGGCTCATATAGTTTGCCGTGCGACCTTTTGCTATGAAGACGTCTCCGTAGGCCGTCTTTTGCTTTCTGCTGTAGTCGTTGACTCCAAACTCGGCTTCTAGCTCTGTATATCCGAGAAACACTCGTTGCCCGGCAGAAAAATGACCTAAATTTGCTCCCAAGCGGTTTGGGGTAATCTCTATCTCAAACTCGCCGAAGTATTTATCCGTATATAGCACCACGTCTTTTTTGTAATCTTGGCCGAACTCGAAAAAATACTCCCACCAACTACGGCTGCCGGCGTTGAGTAGGCGCTTGTGGGCTATGAGGGCGCCGGCTTTTCGGATAAAAATTTCGCTGCCGTCGACGTTAAAAAAAGAAAAACAGTTCACGCGCTTTTTGCCCGTGTCTATTTTGAATTTCAGCGGCTGCCCGTCCTTTTTCCTCGTTTGCGTGCCGATATACCTATCAAACATCGCTTTTTCGTTTATAGCTCCCATGTGGGCGAAATTTGCTATGTCTTTATCCGGCTCTGTCTGGATATTCGTCATCGCCTTTGCGGCCTTGTATTTTTCGTCCGCATATATGATCTCCTCGCCAAGCTCGACGTTCATACCTTTTGAAAAGGTCCTCAGCGCGTCTGAGGGCGCGTTGGTCTCTTTGAGGGTTAAATCCACTTTTTCTACTACCGTCATGCTATGCTCCTTACGTTTACGGCTCCATTGTCTATAGTTTGTCTCGCGTTCATCGTCATCTCTCGTACGTCCCTTCCTATGTTTGCGGCTATTTGCTCTACCCGCTCTAGCCTCTTTGCCAGCACCTCAAAGGCTCCGCCCATATCCACCTTGATACCGCGGCCGTCAAGCGGAATGACCGCTTCGTCGTAGCCCGCTTCGCCTATGAGCGCTCTCGTCGGGCGCGTCACGATGCCGCCGTCGGCAAAAGGCTTGTAGCCTCTTTTCTTGCTCCACTCGATGAAGTCGGCTTTAGTGCTGCCGCCCGTAGCGGCTCTTGCGGTGGCTTCTATCTGCGCTCGTAGCTGTTCTTTGCTTAGCCCCTCTAGTTGGGCTTTTCGTTTCCACGCATCCAGTCCGCCTTGTTCTACGCTACGGCCTAGTACGTCTTTATATATCTCGTTTATGTCGCGGTCTAGGCTTGAGCTTATTATCGCTCCGTTTGCGGTGGTTGCCCCGTTTGATACGTTTGCGGGCGGCGCGCCTTTGTACTCGGGCGCAGCCTTGCCTGCTATGATCGCGTCTCTAACGGCTTGTAGATATGCCACTACGGGGCTATCTTTGCCGAGCAGATCGTGCAGGGCGTGGATTTGGTTTTGGCTATCAAGCTCTAGCGCCTCTTTTTGTTTTTTTAGCGCGTCAAGCTGCTGCGAATATGTGTCGTTTGCGCTATTTAGCAACTTATCTAGCTTTTTTATTTGCTCGAGCAAATCGCTTAAATTTACGTCGCTGGCTATGCCCTCTACCTCATTTGCCAGTTTGAGCATTTCGTAGCGGTAGTCTTGATAGGTGGCCGCGTTATCTCTTAAATTTTGTTCTTGTTTAGCTACGGCGCTATTTAGCTCGTCATAAGCCTTTGAGTCGTATTCGCCCGCACTAAACGCCGCTTTTGCTTTTTGCAAGGCTAGGGCGTAGTTTATACCCGCGGTTTGATTATCTATGACGTTTTCTCTGATCTTGCCCGCCATAGAGGCTAGCTTTTCTACCGCGCTTTTTTGCAAATTTAGGATGTTAAGCTGCTGTTTTTGCGCTTCGAGCGTCTTTCTTGCTTGCTCCGCTAGATCTAGGGCTTTGATTTGTTTGACGATTTCCTCTAAACCCGTGAGGGATTTGAGCCAGACGTCGCGGCCGCCGTTTGCGGTCGTGAGGTTCTTGTATTCGGTCACGGCCTCAAGCAGTTGTTTTCTCATTTCGACGTTTCCGGTAGAGAGAAACTCTTGCATCTCGCGCGCGCTCATACGGTAGAAATACTGGGCCCAAACCCTAGGATCGTTCGTATTTCCCAGCTTTGAGACGCGGCTCATTTCGTCCGCACCCAGATCGCCCTCTATGTTTCCTGCTAGAGCGCGAAATTTGGTATAGATGTTTTGCAAGGTTAGCACGTTCGTGTCTCTGCCGACCGCCGCAAAAAAGCCCGCCTGACTCTGAGCTATGCTTTGCGTGAAGCTTATTAGAGCTTTGGTATATTCATCCTGCGCCTTTTTCGCCGCCTCGTAGGCTTTTACGAGAGAATTTAAGCTATCTACGTTTGATTTCGTGAAGTCTGACGCGATGGCTTTGCGGTATGCCCGCGCCATTTGCTCCACGCTAAGGTCTGCGATACCGCCCATCTGCTTTGGAATGTCTAGTTTGAGCGCTTCGGCTGCGTCTGTAAAGCTCTCAAAGGCTTGGCGCATTGAGATTTCTACTTGTTTTATCGGATTTCTCACGGTCAAAAGCTCAAGGCTTTTATATGAGTTTGCGATCGCTCCTAGGCTCTCGCTCATTAGCTCGATGACCTTTTTGTTGGCCTTTTTGGCTTGTTCCTCCCAGTCTTTCCACATTCTGGAAAACTCGGGGTTATCGACGAGTTTTTGATTTTTGTTTGTCTCGTCGCGGCTTAAATTTAGCAAATCGTCTATCTTGCGGGAGCTTTTGAGCCCGAATATGTTGCCGTCGCTAGCCTTGCCGAATTCATCCCTCATACCGCGCGCCATATTATCTATCGCGCCAAGACCCGCCTTGTTCATCGTTTTACTGATAGCGTCGTCAAGCGGTTTGGTTATGCGGTTGATGATCGAGGATGGGCTAAATTTCATAGCCTTTTCAAACACGCCGCTAATTTTGCCTAGCAGGCCTTTTCGCTTTTTGCCGCCGCTTTCGGTCACTTCCGCCCACATTTGCTCGGCTTGACCCGTCATTGAGCGCAAGATTGCCTTTGCAAAGCCCTCATTTGCTAGGCTTTCGCCGCTATACTTGCCTGATTTTAGAGTTAGCGACGCCAAAGCTCCCGCGCGGCTAGCCATCCTATCCATAGAGCGAAGCTGTGCCCCGATCTCTCTCATAGAGGTATCGTCTAGGTCGCTCATCTCGCTCCAGCTTTTCTTTGAGAACCAGCCTTTCTTTTGCATATCTATGTATGAACGGATGTTTTGGTTAGAGAGCGCGTCGCCTGCGGTGATGTCTTGCAGCACTGAAATGCCGCTACCGGTCGTTTTTTTCTTACCAAACGCTCCGCCGATGAGAGCTCCGGCCACCGCGCCTATGACTGCGCCCCAAGGACCCATAGATGATCCCGCTTTCATACCGGCTACCAAACCGCCCGCCGCGCCGCCCAGAGCTCCGCCCGTGCTAGCGTAAGTGTTGGCTTTAAAAAGCTTGTCGCCAAGATAGCCTATACCGTATCCAAGAGCCGCTCCGCCAAACGCAGAGCCTGCCATATACGGAGCCGTGCCGGCGCCGCTAAACTGCGTAGCCGTCAAAGCGCCTTTCACTCCCGTCCCGAAACCGTATACGCCTTGACCTAGCCCCGCGTATCCGTGCATAGATAGCCAGCTAGCAGCATTTAGCGCAGGCGTACTCGTAAAGCTAGATATAAAGCCCGTATAGCCGCTGGTAAGCAAAGAGTATGCGCTTTGCAAATTTGAAACCGAGCTAAGCAAGCTCGTCGTGCTTTTGTCCAAAGCGTCCGCGCCTCTTAAAATTTGCCCCGTGCTTGATAGCTCTACAGTGGTGCCGCCGACTGACCCTATCCAGCCGCCGCTATCGTTTTTGGCGAGGCCGAGATTTGAGGCGATAGAGGCCAAATTTGACCCGCCGCCGAGCATCGCCCCGAAACCGCCTGCTAGTCCTTGCGACAAGGTGCGCGCGTATGGGCTTATCATATCGCGCATCAAATTCGTGCCGATGTCTTTAAGCGCGGTTTTTAAGCTTTTTGTTTTGCCTATGAAAAAATTGAAAAAGCCGTCGTCGACGGTTTTTGACATAGACGAGACGGTATCCGCCCAGCTGTTTTTGATGTCCTTAAAAGAGTTTTTGGCTATTTTTGACCCCGTTAAAAAGGCCTTTTCTTCCATTTTTAAGAGTTTATCAAGCTGCTCTTTGGTTATCTTTTTGCCGTCTTCAAAGATCAAATTTTGGTATTTTTTCTCTAGCTCGGCTTTTTTGATCTGCCATGCGTTTTCCTTGTCTCCGATGGCCGTGTAGTACTCGCTTCTAAGCGCAAGCTGCTTTTCGAGCGTCTCTTTTTCGCTTTTTTCAATCTCGGCTAGGTGCTCGTTTGATATTTGTGCAAGGCTAGAGTTTAGATACTCTCTCGCTTTTTGGCGGCCTACGCCAAGGCCTAGCATCTCGTTATAGCGGTCGATCACTCTTTGAGTCTTTTTCTCTATATCCGTGAAATTTACCTCGGCTATATCTTTGAGCGCATTCTTTAGGGCTCCCGTATCGGTTACGGCTATATTTGCGCTTTTAGAGAAATTTTTGATTTTATACTCGAGATCCTCGATATATTTTTCAGCCCGCTTTATGAGCGTTTCGTCTTTGTTTTCGCGCTTTAGATCCGCTAAAAGCTTTTTAGCTTCTTCTAAATCGTCGGTTAAATCCTTTAAAATTTGGGTCTTTCCGAATTTCTCTTTAGCTTTGTCGTTGCCTGCGGCGCCCGGTAGAGAATTCACGGCGTCTTTTAGCTCATCCACGCTGGCTTTGGCGCTTTTTGCGCTCTTATTGATGACGGTTATTTGTCCGTCTACTTCTCGCGTTTCAAATCCGTCTAGCCCCAAGCGTCTTTTTACGCTATCTTTTTTATACTGCTCTATTAGCCCTTGATAGCCTTTGTTGTATTCTTCTAGTAGCCTTATCTGACCTTTTATCTTTTCTGCACCGCCGCCGTCCGAAAAAGGGTTGTAGTTATCGTCTAGCTCGGCGAAAAACTGTTTTGCTTTTAGCGCCAAGATTTTTAGATCGTTTACGAACTGATATATCTTCATCTGCGCTATTTGAAGCTGAGTAGCAAACGCGTCGAGGAAGTTATAGATAAATTTTTGTACGCTATTTAGCTTATTTGCTCCCTCTTCGAGGTTTCCGTTTAGCGCCTTTATAGCGTCTATGCTTTCATATATGAGGTAGATCGTAGCTACGGGCAAAAGCGTAGCGAATGCTTTATTTAGCGTTGCAAGGCCGGTTTGAAGGGCGGCGGCAGCAGTAAGGCTAGCCGTAAGCGAGCTCGTAAATATAGGCAGCATGCCGGTTATAGCCGCAAGTCCTCCCTGTAAAAGAGACAATGCGCCGCCCCAAAGTATACCGGCGCCCTTTACGGCTACAAACGCTCCGGCAAGCAGGCCTAGATGTTTTACGGTCTCCCCGATATACCCCGCCCACTCTATGATCGTGGCCTTGTTTTCTTTTACGAAATTTGAAAAAGAGGCAATACCCGAAGTTAGTACGTCAAACATCGGCTTAGTTAGCTCTCTAGTGAGCTCGGTGAGTTCGTTTTTTAGCGATCCCAAAGCCACTTCGTAGCCCTTAGCCGCCTCGGCGCTTAGTTCTTTGTACTTTGATAATTTTTCTATGATATGATCGTAGACCTTGCCCTCAGAGCTCGCCTTTTTTAGCTCTTCATTTGTGAGGCCGACGATCTTCATAAATGAGCCCATCTCGGAAGCCGCTACTACCGTGCCCGTAGCCAGGCTATTCATCATTGGGGTTAGATCGCCTAGGTTTTTCCCGACGGCCTGGGCGGCTAGAGCTATGCTATCCATAGCCTGCACGGCTTTGGCGCGGCTACCTTGCCCCGCAGAGGTAGCATAAAACATGTTAAAGGCACCCGTGATCTCTTCAAGCGTAAATTTGGTCTTGGCGTTGGTCTCGTTTAGCTTTTTTAAGATGCCTTCGCTTTCTTTCATGCTCATATTCCATTTGGTATGAGCATCGAGAGTCTTGCCCATCATACTTACGTTTGAGGAGTTTGCGGCGATTAGGCTGGTTAGTTGAATTTTTAGGTTTTCAAAGCTGCGATTTGCTTCGATGCCCGAAGCCGCGAAAGATTTAAAAGCGGCCGTAAGCGCCGCTACGCCGCCTACGGCAAGCACCATTTTACCAAGAGAGTCGCGAAGAGTATTTGCCGCGCTATTAGCTCCGGTTACGCTTCGTCCTAGCTCGTTGACGTCGTTCCTTGCGGCGCGCAAGCTATGGGTTTGTCCGTCTATGGTGATGGTTATGCTTACGTCGCTATTAGCCATATTTTTACTCTCTACTCTCTTTTATTTATTGCGGCAAGATAGCGTTTTGAAATGTCAAACATCCATAAAAAATCGATCTTAAAACGCTTGCAAAAAGCCTTTAAAACGATAGTTTCGCATTCAAAATATCCGCCGTTAAAGTCTCGCTTTACCACGCTTGCCGTTTGAAGCCCATGGAGCATAAGTGCTTCGTAATAATCAAGCCCGAACTCGTCCGGGTTCATCTTAGCTTCAACGCAGGCAAGCATCCTTTCTACTTTTTTACACGCTCGGCCTCTATAGCGGTGTCAATGGCGCCCATAACCGATAGATAGCTTAGGCCTTTATCCTCGATTTCGGCTTTGAATTTCTCCAAGTCCTCTCCGCCTAGAGTTAGATCAAATCGCTTTTTGGCTGCGACGTCAAGATCTATCGAGGCGTTAGCCAGCTCTTTTTGCTCCGCGCGCTTTGCGTCTATCTGCTCAATGAGTGCAAGCACTTCTTGTAGTGTTTTGGCTTTTTTGTCGCCGCTTTGGGTGGAGGCTATGCCGTTTTTGATCTCCTTTTTCTCTTCAAGCGAAGCTATCTCGCTTTTGAGCGCGTCGCTAGCGTCTATTTGCTTTTTTAGCTCTGCAAATTCTCCTACTAGATCTCTTGCTTCGCTCTTTTTTAGCTCCCTGTACTCGAGTTTGAATTTGTTTTCGTCGATGTTTATCTCAAACGGAAAGCGTGTTTTCATTGTTTTTTCCTTTTTAAATTTTGTTTATTAAGGGCGTTTTACCCATGCAAAAAACTAGGGCGCGGTATCGTTAAGCTAGACGAGGCAGAAATGAGCCGAGCGAGGGCGCGTATATATAATACGTAACCAAGCTTCGGCGAAATTTCTAACGACGTATAGCGACGCGAGACGAGCCGCTAAATTTATTCGCCGTCCATAAAGCTAAATCGCTCTTCCCCCGCCGCCTTTAACACCTTGCCTTTTAGGCTAAGCTTGGCAAAATCGGTCCCGCTTACGCTCACGTCGCCCTCGAAACTGAGGTTAAGAAGCGGAATGACGAGAATTTGAGCCTTGCCCGTAGCTAGGTTTTTGCCCTCGACTATGATTTTGCCGAGCGAGTTGGCTAGTTTTTGCGGCGCTATTCTTTTGAATTTTGCGGGATATATCCTCGGGGCGCACTTATCAATCGTGAAGCTACCCGCCGCCATATTCTCGGTAGCGGTGTAGATCTTGCCGTCTTTGAGAACCGGATCGCCGATTCGTATTTGCTCGGTGTCGGCCTTGATGGTCTTGCCGTTGAAAAATTTGCCCGCTGCGGCGTACGTCACGTCCTCTACTACGCCCTTGAAGCAAAGCGCCAAATTTGCGATATTTATGTCGCCGATTTCGGTGTTGAAGTTATACTCCGCTTTCGTTTCAAGTTCCATCACTGTCTCCCCCAGACTCTCGTCGTTTGAGAGTAGCTCTTTTTTCTCGATGGTCCTATTTAGACTTACGCTTTGCTGATAGCCGAGCGTGATACTCTCGTTTTCGCCTTGAGGCGTGAAACTCACCGTAGCTACGGCCAGTCTTGCTACTTTTTCTTGTGCCATTTTTTGTCTCCTTTTATGCTTCCATGAAGCCTATGATCTTAAATTTGATTTGTATTCTTACGCAGTAAAGCGTATTGGTTACAAACGCAGCCTTTGCCCCAAACGTCACTTTTTCGCCATATCTGGCGCCGAATCTAAATAGCTCGCCTCTTAGTCGGTCGATTTTGTCCAGAACCCCGCTTTTGTCGGCGTTAAGCGAATTTCTAGCTATAACGACGCCAAAAACCGCATTATCGGTTATGTCGTTTACGCTCTCAAGCCCCTCAAACATGAGATAGTCGCCATTTTGCGTGAGAGCTTCGAGGTTTGGCAGCTCAAGCAGCTCAAATTCGCTCTTTAGCCTTGCGGCTAGTTCGCTTAGCGAATTCACATCACATCCTTTCTTACCTTGCTTTTGTAAAATTTCGCCGAGCTAAGCTCTCCTGCGTCGTTTACGAAAGGCGAGTTTTTGATAGCCTTTTGCGCCGTTTCTAAAAGCAGTAGATCTTGCTCGTCAAGAACTGCTTTGAGATAAATTTTTAACCTAATGTAGGCAAAGTCCTCTTTTGCGAAATAGGGCACCTCGCGTCCTTTGCAAACTTCCTGCGCATCCGTAACGCAGCGCGCTATTAGTTCAGACGTTATCTCATTTGGATTTTGCAAGCTTTGCTTTGCCCTTAGCTCCAGCTTTTGCGCCATCTCCATTTTTTACTCCTCGCGTGGGCCAAGCCCCCGCTGCGGCAAGCTTTCCAAAAGCTTAACCAAACTCTTCGTAGCGTAGTCTCGTTGCGAGTGCCACGCACGAAGCAAAAAGCCCTGCCTTACGGCGGGTTCCTTATTTGTTATTTTTGGCATTTGCTTTACTCTGATCGGCGGCTGGAGTAGACGGATCCTCGTTGCCGCCCTCGTTTTGTTCGAGATCGCCGTTTTGATCCGTCAAATTTTGCGTATCGTCGTTCGCTTGACCCGCTTCGGACGGATTTGTATCGTCCAAATTCGCAGCTTCTTTTTCCTCTTCTATTTCGCCGACGCTAGAATCAATATCGCGAGCTTTTAAAAAGCTTTCATAGTTACCCATTACTGCTCCTTATTCCGTCGGCGCGTTTTTATACGCCATCTGCCACAGGCCGTATCCCGCGTTATCCTCGGTATCTACGCCGTAGCGGAATTCTTTTCTCATAAATGCAGCCTCGTCGTCCGGTTTATCCTGAGCGACGAACTGGGCCTCTTTGTTTTTCTGAAGCACGATAGGCTTGACCGCTCTTGAAGTGTCTAGCAGATACCACGTTTTTTTCTTGGTTAGCTCGTAGCACACGAGGATTTCAACCTCTTTATAGAGAGGATTGCTGGCGCCGTTTGCCTTCTTCTCGGCTAAAAATAGCTCCTTGGCCTTTGCTTTTAGCTCCGGCGGCACTACGATGAGATTTGGCTTTATGCGAAGCGGATTTCCGTTATCCTTGATGAGTCTTCCCATCTCGGCTACCGTTTTTTCATAGTTTTCCTCGGTTAGCTCCAAATTACTCAAATTTGAAAAATTTTGCCCTTTTACCTGGTGATCGGCGGCGAAAAACTTCTTGCCGTCGTAGCAGTCGCCATTTGACTCAAGTAGACCAAATACCATAGAGTTGTAGTGCTCCGGTACTGCGGCGGCTAGATCTATTATGCGAGGCTTTACTATACCTAGGTTATCGTATTCGATGACGTCGCGTTTGACCTTTATCGATGCTTCCCAATCTTTTTTAGAGATAGTGTAGTTCCATGCCGCTAGCTCGTTTAGAGTCCTATCTCCTACCCATTCTCGCATACTAGGCATATCCGCTAGCCACGAATAATCGACCGTTACGGTGTTTGCGTTTATTTCGGTAGCGACTTTCAAATAATCGCTATTTTGCGTATTTAAAGCGTCGTTAAATACGGTTTTAAAACCTTTTGAAACCGACTCCATATATGCGGCATCAAGTACTCTTCTTGGCATTTTTTCTCCTTTTTATAGACCTAGTTGAGCTTTGACGTCTGGATCGATATCAAGCCCCTCTTTTTTGTTTTTCTCGTAGCTTTTTTCTTTTAGCACGCTCGCGGCTTCGCTTTTTGAAACTTCCATAAAGCTATCTAGCGCATTGCCCTCAAGCGCCATAGCCATCTCTTTGCGATTAGGCAAAAGTTCGCCGTTTTTGATGGCACTTTCTATTCGCGCGGTTTTAGCGTTATTGCGCTCGGTATCAAGCGCCGCTTTTAGCTCTTCTATCTCCTTATCTTTTGCGGTTACTTGCGCCTGCAAAGTTGCGTTTTTCTCGTTTAGTTCGGCCAGCTTTGCGGCTAGCTCGGAATTGTTTTCGGGCATCTCTTCTCCTTTGTTATTTAGTGCTTTGTTTAGTAAATTTGGACGATTTACAAGCCCCACGCTTGCGATCCTCACCACCTCTCTTACTCCATTGTCGCGGTAATTAACCTCGTAAGCAGGGCTTAAGTATCTATATAGTTTTTTATCTACTAGTCCTTTGCCTACCTCGGTAAATTCCAAACTCGCGTAAATCCCGTCGTCTCTAGCTTCAAGCGAATTTATGTCAAACCATCCCATCGCTTCGCCGTCGTAGTGATCCTTGTCTAGCAAGATGTCTACGTTTTGGCTTTTGGTGTTGGCTACCACGAACGAGGCGTCGATGTTAAATACGCGGCCGTCGTAGCCCATAACCTGCTGACCGGCGGGGCTGATTTTTATCTTTCCGTCTTGCAAGCTGTTTAGCTCAAGCGCTACCACGCTTTTTTCAAGCTCTGTCATTTCGCTCCTTTTTGGATTTTCTTGCCTCGCATTTTATGGCTTTTTTAAAATTTAACCACTCTAAATACCCGCTATTTGGAGTGCTTGTAAAAAAATTTTGCGTTATAGTTTGCGTAAAAAAAACGGACGTGAAAAAAATGAAAGACGTAATAAAAGAGCTGTATATACAAGGAAAGACCGTAGATGAAATTTGCGCCGCTTTAAATATTGCGCGCCAAACCTTCTACTACCATAAAAAAGCGGATTTTAAAAAAGGCATCGACTGGGACGGCCTAAAACTGGCAAATTTAAGAAGCGAGGATGAGCTCGAAAACAAAGAGGCGCTTTTTGTAAATAGTCTCATCGAAAATTACGAGAAATTTTTAAAAGACGCCGGAGAGCTAAGCCCGGAGCATATCGAAAATCTTCATAAATTCGCAAAAACTTATTGGAGCATCAAGGCTCCGCGCCAAATAAACCCGAGGGATATAGCCGTAAGCGCCGCGAAAAAGACGCTGGAAGCGGTAGCTAAGCTCGCCTTGTCGCACAAACAAACGGACGTGGCGCAGTGGCTTAGCGAAAATGCCGATCTTATTATCTCAAACGTAGTAAAAAACGACAAATGAAAAAAGCGACGTTTCTAGGCGTTTTTAACCCCAAGGCTAGCAAAGGTATAGACGCAAACCTTTTAAACGATTTTAAAAGGGGTTTAAACGCTTTTAAAAAGGATTTTTACAAATGGAGCTGAAAGAGCTAAGGGCATATCTCAAATCTTTGCCGAACATTATAGACGATCAGGGAGAAAATAGGCGTAAAAGATCGCAAAACGATTTTAATTTTTTCGTGCTGACTTATTTTCCGCATCAAATAGGACTTGAGGGTAACGATAGATTTAACGACAAATCAAAATTTAGAAGCTTTGTTTATAAGGATCTTGAGAGCACATGCGTCAAGTGCCGCCATATCCTCATAGAAGCATATCGCGGCGGCGCAAAAACGACCCTTATCACGCGGTTATACAATCTTTGGCTGTTGCTCACGGACAAAAAGAGTTACGGCATAGTGGTTAGCTCTACGATCGACATCGCGGTAGAAAGTAGCGATACTTTGCGCGTCGAGCTTGAAGAAAACGCCAAGCTCGTAAACGATTTTAAAATAGAGATAGGCGATAAGTGGAAGAGTGATGAGTTTATCTTTTTAGTAGACAAAAAGCCCAAAAAGCTTAAATTTTTTGGCGCGGGTAAAAAGATAAGAGGTACGAATTTCTTAGGCAAGCGCCCGGACATCATTATCGCCGACGATATAGAAAACGACGAAAACGTAGAGAGCTTGGCCCAAAGAGAAAAGCTTTATAAATGGTTTAGAAAGGCCGTGCTAAAGCTGCCTAGCCGCTACGATGCGAGTTTTAACATTATCGTAGTGGGCACCAGACTTCATCACGACGGCCTTTTAGCGCGCATAAAAAAACTAAGCGCGTTTACTAGCTTTAATTTTCCGCTGGTGGTTAAATTTCCGGACAATATCGACGATCTAAACAAAGATAACGTATCAAAAGCCAAAATCTCAAACATGGTCTTAGATGATGATAATATGGATAAGCGCGGGGTGCTCGCCGAGTTTTTCGACGACAAAGAAAGCTTTTACTCCGAATACCAAAACGAGCCGTTAAGCCGCGACGGGGCGATATTTTCGGGTTACAAGACCTATCAGGAGATGCCAGTTTGCGACGCATATTATATCGGCCTTGATCCTGCGATGGGTAAGGCTAGAGGGGACTACTTCGGGCTTGCGGTGCTTGGCAAAAAAGATAAGCAATACTACCTAGACACAAAAGGATACAAGCTCAAGCCCGACGTCATGATAGAAAAATTCATGCAGATTTATTTACGGCTGCTACTTTACGGCAAACCCATCAAAATCGCCATAGAAACGGTAGCTTTTCAGGAGTTTTTCAAGGATAAGCTAAAAGATGAGTTTGCGGCAAAGGGTATAAGCCTGAGCGTTTGTGAGCTGAAAAACTCGGTCGCAAAAGAGCTAAGGCTCGATGCTCTAGCCCCTTACGTAACCGACGGCACGATCCTAATAAACGTAGATAATACGCTTCTAATCGAAGAGCTAGACACCTATCCAAAAGCTCCTCACGACGACTTGCTAGACGCTAGCGAAATGGCCTTTAGGATAGCTTCCAGCGTAGCCGTCGCCGACTACCGCGCCCTAAACCGCGTAATCAAAAGAAATCAAAAACTCATAAAATCATTAAAGGAAAAATATACGTGAAACAGCAAATTATCATCAAAAAAACCGACGCCGCGGGAGTGCTAAGCGGCGTAAACTACGATCTGGTGCGCGCGGCGATCTCGGGCGGAAGCTTTGAAAGCCTCGTAAAAGTATTTGAATACTTCAAAGCTACCGACACGCAAATAGGCTCGGAGCTTTTTAAGCGCAAAGTTTACGTAAGCGCCTTGCCGATATTTTTTGAAAGCGAGGACAAGGCGCAAGGCGCTTTTATACAGGAGTTTTTAGAAAGTATCAAATTTAAAAAGTTTTTGTTTGCCTGCACGGCTGCTATCGCCTATGGGTTCGCGCCTTTTATCAAGCAGTGGCGAAACGACGAGGGCAAAATTTTGCCTGATTTTGAATATATCCCGCCGACGTATTTTAATACCGACAACGAAGACAAGCTTTATCTCAAACAAGGTATAGATAAAATTTACGTCCAAAACTCCGCGGATCTAATGTGGATACACGTTCACCCCACAGATAGCGGCGACGTCATCACCCAAAGCCTGATGTACCGCATCGTCACTATAACGGCGCTAAAACATCTTGCTATATCAAAGTATATGAACTTCTTTGATAGCCTCTCGGTGCCGCCGCTAGTCATCAAATCAGATAGCGTAGGCGACGAAAAACAAAGCGACGCGATCATAGAAGCGGCCGTAAATTTGCGCGCTAACGGCGTAGGGCTTTTCTCTAAAGGGGACATCGTAGAGCTACTAAACGGCAACGTCGATAAAGCGACGTTTTTAGAATTTATCAAGTACTGCGACGACTGTATAGCAAAAAGTATCACCGGGCAAGTGCTAGCTGGCAACTCGCAAATAAACGGCACGCAGGCTCTAGGCAAAGTGCATAACGAGGTGAGGCAAGACATACTGCGCTTTGACGCGATGCTAATTTCAGCTAGCCTTTACGAGCTTATCGATGAAACGCTAAAGCTAAATTTCTCTAACACGGAGCCTTTTAAATTTATGCTCGACGCTAATCTTGAAGCCGACGAAAACGCGTTAAGCGAGGTATACGAGCGCATAACGTCCATGGGCTACGAGATCCCGCTTGAGTTTATGGAAACGGCGTTTAAGATCAAGGGACTTAAATTTAAAAGCGAGGAGCCGCAAATTTCGCAAAATCAGGACAAGAAAGGCGTATCAAAAAACGCTCAAAGGCAAATTTTACCGCTTGATAATATCGACGCCGCGCTTGAGAACAAAGAATATAACAAATCCGAAAAAGAGATTTTAAAAGAGATCGAAAGCTCGTTAAATAAGCTTTTAAAAGATGCGAGCAGTTATGAAGAAGCCTTTAAAAAGCTGGGCGAGATGTATGAGGGTATGGATCTGGCGCTACTTGAAAACGCGATGATAAACGCCATATCAAACGCCGAAATTTACGGATACGAAGATGAGTAGCGTAGGCGTTTCTTTTTTTGCCGAGCCCGTAAACGTCGTCAAGGCTCTCGCCGCCCGTACGCCCGAGCTTCACTTTGATTATGACGAGATCATGCACGAGGCTCATAGTAGAGCTTTTACCGTAGCAAAGATCGCGCGGATAGATCTACTTTCGGATATACAAACTAGCCTTAGCGAGGCCTATAAAAAGGGGCAGGGCTTTGGGGAATGGCGAGATAGCATAAAACCCGTTTTAGCAAAGAAAGGCTGGCTAGGAGACGTAAGCGTAACAAATCCAAAAACCGGAGAAACGAAACAAATCTACGTGGGTTCCAGGCGGCTAAAGCGAATTTTTGAGACCAACATGCGAGTAAGCGTAGCAAAGGCAAGATATGAAAGCCAGATGGGTAGTGCGGGCGAATACTTCCGCTATAAGGCCGTACTAGATCGCCGCACAAGGCCGGGTCACGCTAAGCTGCACGGCATGATCCTACCAAAAACGCATAAATTTTGGGAGAAAAACTACCCGCCAAACGACTGGGGATGTAGGTGTCAGGTGCAAGTACTAACCCAAAGCGAGATGCAAAGCTACGGATTTAAGCCCTACGCCGGCACGCCTTTAAACGTAGCTAGCAAAGACTGGGCTTATAATCCGGGCAAAAGCGCCCAGAGCCTAGATAGCGTGCTAGCAAAAAAGGCCGCAAATTTAAGCAGCGAACTAAAAAATATAGTAAAAAACGATCTAAAAAACTACGAGCGGGATAGAAATTTATACGTTTGGCAAAAGGGGTTAAACGAGGCCGTAGAGCAAATCATCATAAAGAATGATCCAAAAACACCGATAAATATGGTGCAAGTGGGATTTTTGGGCGAAGCTCTAGCAAAAGCCGCGAGTAAAATTTTAGGGCTAGACGTAAATAGCAGCGGGATAATCCTAACAAAAAAGCACCTATCACACGCAAGCCCGAAGCGTAAAGCAGCCTACGATCACGCTTTTAGAGTGGATGAGATGAAACAAATCGTATCGGTACTTAACGACGAGACTAATGCCTACGCAGATCTTCGAGAGAGACATAAAAACATTATATTCGTATTTAACGACAGTAAAGACAAAACGAAGATAAATTTAATTCCTATAGAAATCAGCAAGATTATCCATAAATTTAAGCAAAGCAACTATGTAATAACGCTTGATAAAGTAGATATTGGCGATTTTGAAAAGGCGCTAATAGGCGGGGAACTCGTAAAAATCAAAAAGTAGTAGGCGCGGGCAGGACTCGAACCTGCAACATCGGAGTATTAGTCCTGTGGTTACGCACCCGCCAGGGTTCACATCTTCGCGCCATAGATGATTATAGCCCTTTTATCCTCAAAAGTCAATTTAGCTTGCTTGCTATTTCGGCAGCCAAAAAGCGCTTGATATTTTCCTCTAAATTCGGCTCCAGCTTTCCGTTTTCATCTACTGGCAAAAAAGGACGAGCAGGTATTTTTGACTTATGTCCGCGTCCGGCGTTTGCGCCAAACTGATGAGCTAGCCCGTAGGCAAAGCCTTTATGCGAGCTATTATTCGAGACGGTCACGCTTTTACTATCGGATGCTATATGCCAATTATCCGCCAGATGCCCGCTATCTCGCAGTACGCGCTCCGAACCGCCTCTTTTTACTTTTTGGGCCAGTGTGCTTTGTTTAAGCGGCTTCCAGCTCTGCCCAAACGGGCTTCTTTGGTTTTCAAATGCAAATTCTATGGAGTTTGAGATCATATTGCCGATAGTGTCAAAGGTGCTTTGAGATAGGGCGTTGCCTTCCTCGAGTCGCTTTAGCATCTGGTTTATCTGTTCAAGCCCGTTTATTTCTACGCTCATGCTTTATCTTTCGACTTACAAAAGCGCTCGCTGCGAGATTTTGCTACCAAGATAAAATTTTCCAGATATTCGTCGTTTGGTTTTACGCTCTCCACCGTCGTCCATGTGTTGCCGCATTTGTCGCAACGCCTAAAGCGCACGGTTTCAAGTCCTTTTACGGTAGCGCCGACTCTTGTTTTTTCGTTTCCGCAGTATGGACAGAAAATGAAACACCTCCGTTTTTTAGAGGTATTTTACTATTTCTTTAAAATTTTTCCCACCGCATTAGCCTCTAGCCTTGGCTCTTTGCGTCTTGATTACGGCTTCAAGCCCCGTGATTATCTTGTTCGCTCGTTTTTTATCAAGCAGATAAAGCTTGGGTATCAAAGAACCTGTTTGCCTATAAAAAAATCTAAGCCTTTGCGGTTCGTCCCAGCCCAGCTCGTTTATCAAAATTTCAATCTTTTTTATCTGTTTTTGCGTGATTTTATCAGGTTTTGCTAGGTTGCGACCTGCGAAGTCCGGCGTAAAATTTAGCCTATCCTCGCACTTGCCGCGCAAGATATTTACGGCAGTGTTTAGCTCGTTTATGCTTAGCTCCTTACAGCTTTTTACGCCAAATCTAAGATCCAGCCAGTCTTGCCACGCTTCGTTACGCTTTATCTCTTTATACAGCGGATCCGTATGTATGATCGTTAAAAGCTGTTTTCTATAGACGTCTTGGTTTTTGGTCATTTTTACTCCTCGCCGCAAAAATAAATCTTTGCTATCTTAAACTTTTTGTCGCTTAGTCCGTCTAAAATTTGCCTAAACCTATGCTCGTCGGTTTCGTTAAGCAACTCGGTCAAAAGATCGGTTCTAGCGGCTTCTTCGGTCTGCCATGCGGCTTTGCGGTATTGGGCTAGAGATCTAAATACTTCGCGGCCGCCGTAGTATTCCACGGCTTCGTCCACGTGGACGTCTAGGCTACGAAGCGCTTGCGCCGCGGTTTTGTAGAATCTGTGGTATTTCATATCGCGTCTCCAGCATATACGCTTTTGCCGCTTTCTAGATCGGCGATTATATGCTTTCTTATACGCTCAAAGCCTAGCCTTATGGATGGATCTTTAGCGCGGTTCTCAAAGCTACCGTTTGAGAGCTCCTCATAGGGTTTCTTTTCTTCTTGCATAGCTTGCGTATCGCGCGGCAGGCGGTATATGACCTCGCAGCTTATGTCGCGAAATATAATGCCCGCTTCTTTGATCGCGGCAAGGTTATCCGCCCAAAACTCTCTTAGCTTGGCCTTGATGTTTTCTTTGTTCAGCTCGAAGGTATGCTTTGCGGCAGGGTGCGAAAAGACGAAATGCAAATTTATACCGTTTATCTTTGCCCATTTTAGAAGCTTAGCATCGATGATCCCCTCTATGCCGTATTTGGCTAGCCTTTGGACAAGTTGGTATTTTGCGATACCGGGAGCGGGTTCAGACATTTGCATCCTTTAGATATACGAAATTTCTAGGAGCTGTTTTTACTCCGAAATATCTTATGTTTTGAGGTTTTTTGTATCTGATCGGCTCTTCTAAAAAATACCAAGAAGCATATTTTTTATCCTTAAAATATTCGTCGAATTCTTCTTTGGTAATTCCAGAGCAGTCCAAATAGCAAGCCCACACCGCTTCTTTGTTTTCGCATCTATCGGCTCTTTTTACTTTTACCTCGCCGACTACCTTTTTTATCGGCGCCGTGGCGTACAAAAATATCCTGTCGTTAGCGACGGACGCTAACGCCTTTCTGTATTCTACTCGTTTTGTGCCGTCGAGTATCATGTCTGCAAATTTGGGCTTTACTGATAATAAGATAGCCATTGTTTTTCCTTAAATTTAAACCTTTTAAAAAGCCTTTAATATCGTTTAAAAGGCTCTTTAAAGGGCTTAAAGCCCTTTAGTCTTCCTTGCGGTTTTGCTTTTTATATTCTTCGTAGTCGAATTTGCAGGCAGCAAGCTCGATGATAAAAAATAGGCAAATAGTGGCCATCACATAAGGTATCAAAGTAAGCGCGATGATTCCGGCCATTGCCGTAGCCTTATCCTTTTTCTCGTCTCTTTTGGCTTTTATTGCCCACAGCAAGCCGGTAGTAATGACCACGGCATAAAAATTTAGTATCAGCCCCCAAGTAAAAAAACTTAGCATGTTTTCTCCTTTATAAATTTTTTCATACACTCGTGCGGATTTAGTCCGCGCTTGGCTATCTCGTCAAAAACATATCTTATATTTGTGGTGATAGTGTAAAAGCCTATATGGCAGAAAAATCCCTCGCGCCCCGCATTGATAGCGACTACGGCCATAGCGCAAAGCGAGTCGATATAGTACTTGGGCGGATCTTGCTGCAAGCTCGCCTCTTGCGTATATTTGCAAAACGCGTCCTGATACTTCAAAAAAGCGCCGTAAAATCGCTCGCTAAACTCCTCTTTGCACTTCTTTATAGTCGTGCCTTTTTGTTTCCTGTAGAGCTTTAGTAGCTCTTTGATCTCGTCAAACTGTTCGTTCGTCATACTTGCTCCTTTCCTTAAATTTAAACCTTTTAAAATACGTTTAACAGCGAATTAAACGCATTTTAAAGGGCTTAAAGCCCTTTAACGCGAATTCTTAGTTTCGCTCGCCTTACGAATCTAGATAAAAGCCTATTTTTATCGTCCCTTAAGCCCTTAAAGTTGTGCCACAGGCCTTGAAATACGCTTTCTTTCATTTTCCTACCTCCAAACTCTCTATTTTAGGAACTATACGGAAGCTATCTTTTACCGTTCTTGTTAGCCCTAGCTTTACGAGATCTTCGTCTTTTAGCTCCGCTAGAGCGTCTTTATTGGGCTTTTCCTCGTATATGATGCACTCTTTGGCTAGCCCGTAGCTTTTGATCGCTTTTAGCAGGCTTTCTACTTTGGCCTTGATACGAGGTAGGCTTACGCTTTTGGTTAGGCGGTAGCCGATCTCGCCGAACGTAAATTCTTTCGAGCGTTTTTCGGCGAATTCGTGTTTATTCTCTTCGCAAAAAAACGTGATTTGCTGCTCGATATAGTTTTTCTCGCTCTCGAGTCTTTCTACTTCAGCCTTTCTACTCTCTTTTATGCGGTTGCATTCAAGCGTTACTTCGCCGTTGATTTTTTCTATACCTACGCTTAGCTCGCACACCTTTTTTAGCGCATTATCTATATCGCTAAAGCTTTTTATTTCCATATTTTCCTCCTAAGATTTTAAATTTCATCGCGAATTTGAGTTTGCAAACATACCCGTAGACCGTGCAAACGGGCAAATTTGCCTTGGCTTTTCTTACGATTAGCACCTTACATCCAAAGCACCAGCTCGGCTGAGCCGTTTTTGTTTAGCTTTAGCTGGCTTAGGCCTAGCTTTTTGGCGTATTCTAGCTCTGCTGCTATGCCTTTAGAGTCTTTTACGTCCGGATGATCGCAGACGTAGATATGATCGCACTCTTCAAGCATCTTTAGCCCTTTTTGCAGCGCCAGATCTCTTTGCGTGGCTTCGTCTAGCTTGCCTGCTAGCTCCAGCACCGCGCTTACGGCTTCAAATCCCGCTCGAGTTATCTTTGCGCATTCGCCTCTAGCGATGTTTTGAGCGAGATAATCTCTCATATCGTCTTGGCACTTTAGGGCGCCGTAAGGCGTAGCTACATAGACGCGCTTTTGAACCTCTTTCATTCGTTCTCCTTTCTTCAAATTTGACTTTATAGGAAGCTCCGCAGAGCTCCCGAAAAATCAATTTATGCTTGCCTTGTAGGCCTTAACGCCCTCGCACCTTTGGCTGATCTTCGATACTATCTCTCCAAGCACTTCGCGCCTTGAAGCCTCGGCTGTATAGCACACTAGTTTTAGTCCGAATTTCTCCTCGTCGATAGTTACGAAAAGCTCGCACTCGAATTTGCCTTTTACTTCCGTATCAGCCTCGTAAACCGGTAGCGTGAAAGTGATGTTTTTTGGCATCTGGATAGTCTCTTTCGCGCCCGATTTGATCTCGACATCTAGGCTGATTTTTGAGCTCGTATTTTTCTGCACGCTGTCAAATTTCTTGACCGCCTGCAAGCTCTCTGCTAGCTCGATCACGTCCATATTGTCGTTTGGTTTGCCGTCTATGGCGGTAATGTACGCAAATAGGCTTTTAAGCAAAAATACGAAGTCGCGCTGACCTAGGTTTTTGCCTACGCTTTGGCTAAAGGCTTCGTAAAACGGGGTAAAGCCTAAGCCCAAATTTATGCGCTTCTCGCAAAACTCGGCTTTATCTTTGGAATTGAAATCTACGACGCACTTTATGCTCTTGTCGTCGAAAAATAGCTTTGAGTTTGGCTCCTTGTATTCATTGACGAGATCAACGAAGCTATCTACGTCAAGAGCGCCTATAGTATATTTGTTTCTTAGAGGTTCTTTTAACAAAGAGTCGGGCAATTTGTAGTCTTGGTGTGTTAGTACGGCTCTCTTGCCTTCGTCTAGCATTACGCTAGGCACTACGTATTTACTCTTTTCTTCTGACATTGTTTATCCTTTGTGTGTAAATTACATACTCATTACGAGTTGGTTAGGTGCATTGCGTACCGGCAGCAGGTCGTTTGATACATAAAATCTCGTCCTAATAGGCTCTTTCGGTAAATTGACGCCCGTAGTGCCGAAAACTATGATCTCGCCCTCTGAGTTAGCGTCGGGTTTGATATTTAGCTTTATGCTCACGCTAGCGGCTTTGCCCGTAGCTTTTACGGCGCTGATGGCTTCTTTTAGGTTATTGGCGGTTTGGCTTAGCAGCATACCCGCCCCTAGACTTCTTAGGCATTCGACTAGGACATCTACATCTTTACTTACGATTTGCGGTTCCATTTTTGTCTCCTTGTGTTGTTTGGTTAGAGCTTGCGCTCGACTTTTTCTTTTTTTTAGCATTGTATGAGCTCATTAAAATGCTTAATCAAACCGCCCGCGGGCGGCTCGTTAAACATTAAATTTTTAAAATATCGACGATCTTGCCCGTCTTTATCTCGTAGATATACTCTCCGTCGGTTATATATAGGCTTTTTGACCAGTCGCCCTTTAGTCCTCGTATCATCTTTAGTCCTCTCCTAGATAACTCATCGCGTCGCCCAAGCCTGCGCGAACCCTATCTTTTTGTATCATCGCCATCGTCTCCCTGATCTCTTCCCATTTTTTGCAGTTTCTAGGGTGAGCTAGCTTTGCTAGAGCGCTGCGCTCTATCTGGCGCACTCGCTCGGTACTTAGGCCTAGGATTTGGGCGATCTCTTTTAGCGTCATTTTTCAGCCTAGAATTACCATTTGCGTGGCTTGCTCGATGATCTGCTCGTCTATTTCGCACTCGTTTAGGCTGGCTAGCCTCAGTGCCTTTTTATATAGCTTACTCGAGCTTCTAAAGTTGCCTTTTGAGTACTCGAATATATTTTTGGCGTAAAATTTCTCGCACTCCTCTTCGCTTAGCCCTCTCATCGTCCATTTGCCGCAGATTCTGCTATATAGCTGCCTTAGTTCGCCGCTTTTGCCCATTAGATTTTTTAACAGTATCTGCGTGCCGCAAAGGATTAGCGGCATTTTGGCGAAGTCGTATATGCGGCGCAGATCCTCAAGCGCTCTTAGCGGTAGATGCTCGGCCTCGTCTATCATCACGATCTTGTCGTTTGATTTTAAAAACCTAGCCGCGGCTTTTAGCTTTGCGTTTAGCCCGCTTGGAGTCTCTATCTTTAGCGCTTCGCAGAGATCTTCTAGCAGCACCTTGGCGCTAGTGTGGCAGGTTGCCTCGATTAGCACTACGTTTGGATTGTTTTTGGCAAATTCTTGTAGTATCGTAGTTTTTCCGCTTCCTGCCGCGCCGTATATCAGAGCGATCTCGCGCTCGAGTATGGCTTCGTTTATGACGAAATTCGCCATCTTTACGTCCGTGCTTACGAAAAACTCGCCTTTTTTAGGCTCCGGTTGAGAAATTTTGCTTTTTTTGTTATGATTGTCGATGTATGAGTTTATTTTTGCGGCGATGGCCTGGCTGTCGCCCTTATAGCTTCCGCTCCTAAATTGACTTATCAAGCTCGGGCTTACGCCAAGAGCTCTAGCTAAAGCCGACATGCTGACTGAATTGTCTTGCAAAAACGCATCAAGTTTTTTTACGATTTCTTGCATTGCTTCTCCTTGTAAATTTGATTTTTTAAAACCTTTTAAAAACTTTCAAATACCGTTTAAACGGGCTTTAAAAGCTTTTAAAGGGTTTTAGGCTCTAGCGCAGCCTATCTCCATCCATCCCTTTATCTTTTTGGCTCTTTTAGGGCTTACGTCGCTACCGGCCGCGCTTAAAATTTCATCGCTCAAAGCTACGCTAGAGTTCAAGCTTTTAGCCCCTTTTAGCGCGGCATCTATTAGCCTGCTTTCGTTATTTGCCGCTTGCGGCTTAGGCATCGCGGCGGGCTTAGCTTCTACCATGCGCACTATCTGCTCAAAATCCGCCCTGTGTGCGATCGATGCCTCGTCCATCTGTTTTTTGGTCTCTTTTAGGCGCTTATTAAATAGTTTTTGCGTCGTGCTAGCCTCTTCGGCGCTCACGCCAAGCTCAAGATCAAGCGTAGAAGCTACGCCGATAAACTCATTATTCTCGCTCCACACGAAGCACTCGTTTATGTTGTTCACGTTTTGATTGACGAATACGCGCTCGTGGGCGAACATCGCAAGGTTGTAATACCAGACGTTATCTATGCTGACGCCTTTTTTATGCACGTGTTTGAGCTCTCTTTTGCTTAGCCTTGCGCTGATTCTTATAGCGTCCATATATATGGCGTCGCCTACTTTTGCGCTATATGCGGCGGCGCAGGTGGTGCCCAGGCGCTCGAGATAGCGGGTATTTAGGAATTTTTCCGCAT